CTCAAGCACATGCGAAAATAAAAAAATGTACGCCTACACACAGCACACGCAAAGGATATGCTGTCCTTATACACAAAAAAAACCGCTAAACGCCTATCTTTTTGACTTTTTGGCGTGGTTTTTGCGTGGTCTATGGGGGAAACTAGCCTTTTCGTAGATACGAATACCCCCTCATAATTTTCTATGAAATATTCGCCATGCGTTCTGCCATACGATTAGCACGATTAGGCGTTTGTTTAGCCCATCTGCTATCTAGCATCTCCACACTGGCTGTCTTATAGTCCCCATCTTGCAATGCTTTAAGCATACCCTTAAACTTGGACACCCCATAAGCACCCATTTGGTACACCATCTCAACCACAATGTTCCTTGCACTGTCATTAATATCAGGACATAACATCAGTAAATCATCAGCACCAGTTACAGCTCTAGCAAAGTCTCTTTCGAATAATACTAGCCAACCTGCGTGGTCTGTAGGAGCTGTCTCTCCTTCTAACATCTTGTGACCATAGCCACCTGTAAGATGTCCTTCTGTACAATGATATGTTTCTAATCTATAGCCTTCTTCTTTTTTAACGGCTTCTTTTGTTTGTTCTATATCCATCTGTCTTTTGTCTGTGTCCTTCCGATATTGTTTTCCATAAATTTTTCTAATTCTTGGTCTAACAATTCTTCTTTGTGTTGATTGTAAGATAATGTCTGGTCTCTATCCATTCTGTCTACCCAATACTTTGCCGCCATAGCTAAAGCATCAATAGCATCATCATGTCTTAATGAACCTTTGTCTCTAGTCAGTCTTGTCATTTGTCTAAACAACTGATGGTCAGGTTCATTCTTAAAATCTTCGTGTATTAGTAAGTCATCTACAACTAACCTGTGTGAGTTCATCAAAGGCTCTAGTGTGTCTATAATACGCTTTTCTTTTTGTGTATTATGTCTAACTTCTTCTATCTCACATGGGTGTATCTTTGCCATGACAGGTTTTAACAACTGTGTTGCCATACCATCACCAAAGTTACTCTCAATGACCACATAGTTCACATCATGTTTCTTCGCAATGTTAGACAGTCTTGCCATAGTAGTTTCTGAATAACCACCATCTAATGAACCTATGGCGGTCAGATAAAGCACTCCATGAAGCATTTTAAGCACCGCATACGCTGTTTTATCTTCTCCACGACCACTAGGGTCAATAGACATTACTGTGCCTTCAAATGCTGTAAATTCTTCACTCATCATCATAGGAGCTACAAAATAATCACCTTTAAGTCCCACATTGGGAATATCAGGGTCTATAGCTTTCATTTGCTCTGGTGATGATGCCCATTGTATCTTTGCAGGTGCATCTTTCCATGTAGAGCAACCTGAAGCTACAATTAAATCGTTTAACTTTAGAGGGTATCTATTTGCATCAGACAAACTTGTGTCCAACATAAATTGTAAGTTAAAACCAGAACGACCATACGAAGATAGTCTTTCCATAAGGTCTACCGCATCAAACCTTTTGGGGTCTGTAGGTTCACCTTCTTTACCTTGTATAATGTCTGCAAGTTTGTGACCATAACTAATCTTTTGTGTAGGATTAGGTACAAGTGCAGTCCATATCTTTGTCTTAAATCCTCTCTCTTCTAATGAGTTGTATAATGACATCTCATTCTGCGGAGTTCCTAAAAATATAATACGACCTGTGTTAGGTTTAATGATTGCATCAAATTCTTTTACAGTCTCACCTAATCTATCTCTCATTAACTGCGTTTGGGAGTTATTAGCACTCTCAACGTCATCAGCAATGATAATGTCTGCTCTACTACCTGTTAACTGCCCTGTAATACCCATAGATTTAACTGATGGTGCATGACTGGCTGTAGCAGGTGCTACATCAAATGATACTTTAGAATGTCTTTGATTATCTCTAGGTATCAAGTGTTGTAATAGTGGCATCTCTCCAATTAACCTTTGTGTAAAGGTACTGAAGTCATCTGCTCTAGTTTTACTAGCAGATACTACTAAAATATTTTTTTGTGGATTAAGAAGTAATTGATGACAGACAAAAGCAGAGGTAATCCAAGATTTACCTACTCCTCTAAATGCTTCTATTACAAGTCTCTTTTCGTTTGACTGTAAGTAATCTGCAATATCGAATTGTATAGGTGTGGGATTGGGCAGGTTTAAGTGCTTCCAACACAAATACAAAAAATTTTTAAAATTCTTTAATCGTTTATCCATCATCAAATGGTACTTCGTCTAAAATGTTATCTTCTTTTTTAGATAAAGGTTCTTTACTGTATGTTTTACAAACTTCTAAACATACTTTCATTTCTGAAGCTGTTAAATCTTCCCCAGATTTTAATTTCTT